TCAGACATCAACGTTTGTTGAACTTGTCTGAATACATTTTCAGAAAGAAAATTATCAATTATCTCAACCATAAGAAAAATACTCTTTAGCAATCGTATCTAACTTCTCCATTACTTCATCAGTAAAGTACTCTTCAGTGTTAGCTAGAATTTGTTTAGCATAAAGTTTCTTCCCATTAATCTCATAACGTCCTGCGACATTCTTCCACATACCACCAAGTTCTCCTAATTCAAGGAGACCGTAGTATCTATCAAGTCCTCTCTCATCATAGTAAAGTCTTATTTCGACTTGTTTGTTTTCTCTGGAGAGTCTTGATTTAGCCGTCTTAGCTTTAATAATGTTTCCAACAACCTCTGTCTTATCCTTTTCCTTTTTTTTGCTGAGATAAATGATTGTAGACGAGGCGTACTTGAGGCCACTGCCGCCTCCCATTTCTTTAGTAGGGACGTAACTGCCGATAACATCGTAAGTATGATTTGTAACTATAAGGGGAATATTTGCTTGACCAAGTTTCAAAGTAAGCATTCTAAATGCACCTTTAACAAGTTGTGATTTGGTCATGTCACGAACTTGTTTATCGTTAAGTGCGTCAGTAATTTCTTTCTCTGTTGAGAGCATGCCAAGAGAATCCAACACGAACATACAGGGTTTACGATTCTCTTCTTCTGTCTTAAGGTATATATCTACTGCACGAAGTGCCTTACTTCGGAACTCTTCTATCGTAACGACATTGACAACAACAAGTCTGTTTTGATCAATTCCACGAGATGCAAGTAATCCCTTGGTGATTGCAGCTTCAGTATCAAAATAGAGACAATACCCATCAGGGTTAGTGTCCAAAAAGTTCTTGACAACAGCAAGGGCAAAGTAAGTCTTTCCAGTAGAGCTTTCACCAGCGATGGCAGTAATCTTATTACTAGAAACACCACCATAAATGGAACCGCTAACCACTGCATTAAAGATGTATGATCCTGTGTCGATGAATCTTTCTGTTTCATCTATGTCCGCTGCAATTTGGGTGTACTCATCACCAATCTCTTTTACTATTTCTTTTAAAAAATCCATCAAATTACCATTCCATGTTTTTCACGAAGTATTTTTTTATAAGGCCCGCCAGGGTTCTCATCTCTTACTTCTTGTATCAATCTTAATTTACGAGTCAATTCTGTGTCTACATCAGATACAGATTCAATAATGACTTCTAGTTCTTTATCATCGATTGGTAAATCCATTAGTCCTCCTTAATATAACATGGTACACCAGCGGGGTCTAACCACTTGGTATATTCAAAATCATCAATCGCAGTTTTGAACTGCATAAAGTTATCACAAAGATACATGTCTTTGTAACCATTGTGATTATTCCACTTCTGAATACGATAATCAGGTTGACCATTTTCAAGTGGATTAGGCATTTTTACATACCTGTAGGGGTCATTTTGTACTAGGACTTCAATCATGAAAAAAAGGATTCCAAACTAGCTGTTTTCTCTACATTCCATTGTATCACATCTAGGATAATTTTCAAGGGGTCTAAGAAACTTTTTTCAAACTGGAGGTCATAATCTATATATTTTTCAATGCCAATCTCTCTTGGAAAGTCTTGAATGAATGACATTACATTCTCATGTATAGGATTTGGACTCCGAAGATAACAGAATTTGACCTTCTCTCCATTACCAATTAAAGAATACTTTCCTTCCAATCCAAGTCTTTTGACATGATGATTGAATAGAAGAGATCCTCTTGCATGAATCGGTGTTCCCTTTTCATAGATTGCATTTCTACCTTTATACTTGACAACATCACTCACAGTTCTAGGGAATGATATTTCTTCTGGTGGTAATGATCTAAACTTCTTACGGAACTGATCTATGAAGTCAATCATCTCATCTTCCGTACCACTCATCATCACTTTCAATGCGTCTTTAATAGCTTTGCGACATGGTGCAGGGGTCGAAGACTTGACAGCTTCAATACCCATAATCTTAAGTTTAGGTTCACTATATCTTACACCCTCACTATCCCAGACATTTAAGATATATCTTTTCTTTGCAGTCCAAATACCACGATCAGCGATATTCTCCCGCTTCATGATCATCTTCTGGTCATAGGCATTGACGTAACTGGCCAACGTTTCATAAGAACTCTCAATATACTTCTCAAATTCCACCTCACAGATCTTGTTAAGGAACCCAACAACACTCTCAGTAGTCTTTTCTCGTTCTTTGTATATAACCTCGACCAGAGGCCCAAGATTGAGATAGATAGAATCAGTATCAGAAGCAATGACATAATCAATATCCTTTGTTTTTAATATGTGGTTAATTTTTTGGTTCATTCGGTCTTCTATCCAACGAATTGAAACCTGACCAGACAAAGTAATTGCTTCTGCGTTTTCAAGTTTGTAATAACGAAAGTATTCGTTACCAATCGCACCATAGGCAGAGTTCAGTTGGATCTTACGAGCCATCTGGATATTGTTAATTGTTGCGATATCTTTGACAAGTTTAGGATCTTTTGTATCCTCATACTTTTGTTTCGCAGCAAGCATCTTTTTCTTATACACAGTTCTTTCTGTGTATATCTTCTCCATAATCTCTGGTAGGAAACCACGGATATCAGTGCGATACATTGCACCATTGGCACACACAGCACTGTCCTTATGAAGTTGAAAGTCTATCTCTTCTTTAAGTATTCGATCAACTGTAGCTGTTGGGTGTTTGTCATCCTTGAGCGTCTCAGGGGAAATATTATATTGCATAATGAGATGAGGATACAGACTATTAAGGTCAAACGAAACCACCCAATCATACTTTCCTGGCTTCGGTTCCTTGACATACGCCCCTGCGTACTTTTGTGACTTTGATGTTCTTTTCTTTGGTGGTATGACAATGTTCTGTTTCTTGAGGTAATTGTAAATGATGGTATCCCACATTCTCACTTGATAGTGAATGTCAATAAAGTTTACTTTGGCATCAAACGCCATTGTAATCGCAAGTTCAATCAATTTCAACTTGTCTTCAAGTTTATCAACAAGTTGAACGTCAATAATATTGTATCGAACAAACTTATCCCAATCTTTTGTATAGAACTCACGGAAAGTATCATACTCATTATGATCGAGTTTCTTCTCACTCAACTCATAATTAGCGATATAGTCTAATCGATATGACTCTTGGTTTGTGTATGTGAATCTTTTGTATAGATCAAGGTAATCAAGTTGAGTTACACCACCAATATCATATGTAATATTTTTACGACCACTGATATAAACTTCATCCTGAGATACAAGACCCCAAGGCGATAAATCTTTCATGGACTTCTCACCAAGAACACGATTGATACGACCAGCAAGATATGGTATGTCATACATCTGAGAGTTCCAACCAGTGATTACCTCTGGTAGATTCTTTCTCCAGTATGCTAAGAATGATCTAAGAAGATGAACTTCATCATCACATAGAATGTATGTTACATTTGGGTCTTTGTTTACAAAAGGTCTAGAACCAAAAGTTGTAACCTTCTTTGTTGCATAGTCTTGTAAACTAATCAACAACATTTCTTCTGCAACATTTTCGACATCAGGGAAACCACTCTCTGCAGCAACCTCAATATCAATCGTTACAAGACGAATCTTTTTGATATCAAACTGTATATGTTCTTCTGGATATTTTTCTGAGATATATTGATAAACGTATCTGTCATTGCCATATATTTTAAAGTTCTCAACCTCATCATATTTCTTGTAGAACTCACGACAATCTCTGACAAAGCCAGGTTGAATCGGTTCAACCGACTCACCTTCTAGTGTTTTGTATTTTGTTTTTCTTTTAGATGGAACAAATAAAGTTGGTTTCCATTCTTCTCGATGTGTGATGTGCTTTCCATTCTCATATCCACGAATCAAAAACTGATTACCTATGAGTTGTATATTGGTGTAAAATTTCACGAAGTCACTTTAGAATACTGTTCAAAAATCATAGGGCTAGGAGTGACAAGAGTTACAATCTTATCAGAGTTAATCATCACCTCGTTTTGTTCAGTATAGTCTTGCATCCACTTATGTAAAGCACCACCTTCAATTTTGTAAGGTTTTGTTAATTTACAATTTGGGTCTCCAAACTCTGCAGCGATTTCCTCAATCTCAGATACTACTATCTCCTGACTGGACAATAACAGGACTTTGATTACCTTGGTTTCTTCCATTTAAGCTCTCTCGATAAAGTTTTTTTACATTTTGCACTGGTTCAACAATTGTTACCACCCAATCTGCTGAACAAGGTATTCTTGATTCTTCTGAAAGAGGAATCCAAGGATAAAATTGAACACTAATTTTTGATTCATACTCTCTTGATGAACCCTCTTCATTTAAAACAGTTGGTTCTTCTGAGTGATGCATCTTTACAATCAAGGGGTCATGAAAGTAATATCCAACAATCCCTTCTTCGGATTTAAGCTCTTTAACGTCGGCAATGATATCCTCACCTGACTTGAGCATTACTAATTTAACAGACATTTAATACTCTATATGTTTACATTATAAAAGACCACTCAACAAAAGTCAAGTGGTCTTATATCTATAAAAATTTATTTATAGGTAATCTTTACGAGTGTGATGATCTGGAACTACTTTACCCAACTTGACGGTAAGGAGTCCATCTTCCAATGACACATCCCTGACTTCATAATCGTCTGCAAGTGTCCAGGCTCTGTTGAAAGATCTTTGAGCCAATCCTTGATGGAAGTACTCGGATCCATCCTCTTTATTTTTTTTCTTTCCTTCAACGAATAGTTTTCCGTATTCAGTATAGACATTGACTTCCTCCTTTTTAAATCCAGCAAGTGCGATCTCTAAACGAGACTCAGTATTATTTACTTGAATAAGATTGTAAGGTGGATAGTTTGTTATGGTCTCAGTAAAAAACTTATCGAAATAAGTATCCATACCGATACTGTTTTTTGTGATGCGATCCATTAAGTCTCCTAGATCGGCAGCACGATACCTTTGTAAGTTCATAGTTCTCCTTAAGTAAGCGAGTGTAATTTTGTCCCCGAAGGCGACACTACTAATTATAACATCAGACAAAAAAATAAGGGGTGGTGAACCCCCTAACAACACTTCGGTTTCCTCCCTAGTCTAGCAGTACTCTACAGTGGCTGATGCAAGACTTATCTCTTACATCACATTCTGAAATACATTCAAAGTAGTCATCAACTGAATTATTTGGAGATGTTTCTTGTTCGACATTCATCCAAGGCCGTAAACTATTGAACGATATGAGATTGTGCATAGATTGTTTTGATTTAAACACATAACTATCTATATAAGTTTTTAAGATAGTAACACTTCTTCATTAAGTAGTTGTGGTTTTTGTTCCTCATCTTCTTTCAAATTTGCACCATCATATTCACTAATTAATTTTTTACCACTCTTAATAAACTCATCAGACTTATCCATCTTAATAACCATTTCAATCCTCCTCTGGTTTTTTTCTTTTACCTATATTGTATTTAGTTTCTAGATTCCAGTCATTTTTTTCTTTGTAAGAAATAACTTTAATCTGATTCAATGGTGCGATGTCATTAACTTTATCAGTCGAGACAACAGAAACCAATCCCCAGTCTAAAAGCAACTGGATAATACGATTTCTTCTTTGTACATCATTGACAGTAATATTAGCTCTCTTACCATCTAATGCGAATAATTCTTTGAAGTGTACGATATAGTATCTGC